CCACGGCAATTCGCTCTGAGCAGATCACTGCGCGGCAATACGACAACACCTTCGACAAGACCTTCAAGAGCGGGATGCGTTTTCTGCTGACCTATCCAACGGCGTCAAACCTTTCCGGGATCACAGTCGGCCGGGTGATGTTCATCGATTACGACCGGAGCCCGAGCAACGACAACGTGGACGGCGAAGGCAACGCATATGACCTTGGGTCGATGCGTACCACGACTTTCCGTCGCTTCGCAATGACGGCTGCGGAATCATCGCCCAACCCCAACAAGGAAATCACCGATCCACGCTGGATGCCTTCTTCACCCCACGAGGCGCCGCCGATCAAGGGTATCTTCGAACTCTACAACCGCGGCGACCGGCGGCGCTGGCAGTGGTGCTGCCCTGAATGCGACAACTGGTTCGAGCCAGATTTCAAGCTGCTCGATTGGAATAACTTGGAAGACCCGATGGAGGCCAAAGAGTCCACCACGATGATCTGCCCCCACAACGGTTGCATCCTGTACCCGTGGCAGAAGGACGAGATGAACCACTATGGCCGCTGGATCCGGGAAGGGGAATACATCGAACCCGGCCGCGATGGTGAGACCAAAACCCGCCCTGGAATGAAGGTGACGCGCTCCACCATCGCTTCTTTCTGGCTGAAAGGGCCGGCTGCTGCTTACCAAGACTGGGGGAACCTGGTCGAGAAATATCTGCGGGCACTCAAGACTTACAACGACACCTCCGACGATGGCCCGCTCCGAAAAACAATCACGACCGATCAGGGGAATTATTATATCCCCTATTCGCGGTTGTCCGAGATTGCCCCGGAAACCCTGAAAGCCAAAGCTGAGGACTGGGGATCGACTCCCGAAAATCCAACTGTTCCCGAAGGTGTGCGCTTCCTTGTCGCAACTATCGACGTGCAGAAATCGGCATTCGATGTTCAGGTGAATGGTTTCACGGCCACAGGGGATCTTGTCGTCGTGGATATGTTCAAGATCCGCGTTTCTTTGCGCGAGAACAACCGAGGCGAACGCCTGCCGATAGACCCAGCCGCATATGGGGAAGATTGGGCCAGGATCGAGGAACTGGTAATGAACCAGACCTACGAACTGGGCGACGGCTCCGGGCGGCGCATGCGGATTCGGGCGACGGTTTGTGACTCCGGCGGTCGGGAAGGTGTGACCGGGCACGCCTATAATTACTGGCGAACCTTGAAACGACGCAAGGATGGTTCCCACCGCCGACTAATCCTCATCAAAGGGGACACCGTGAAATCGGTGACCAATACCCCTGAAGCGCAAACTCGGTATCCAGACGCATCGCAGAAGGATCAATTCGCGGTGGCCAAGGGTGACGTGCCAGTGGTCTTCTTGAACTCGAACAAGCTCAAGGACCGCGTGAGCCTTCTCATGCACCGTCGCGTTTCTGATGAGGGTGAGACAGGAGGTTTGATCCGGTACCCTGATTGGACTGAGAACTGGTTCTATTCCCAGCTCACCGCCGAGGTGCGCACGGAAAAGGGTTGGGAGAAGACCGGCAAACGGCGAAACGAAGCCTTTGACTTGAGCTATTACGCCCTAGGCGCAGTGCTGCGCGGCCGGGAACGGAACGTGCCGTTGATGCTGTTCGAATGGGATCGCATCCGATGGGATGACCCGCCGTTTTGGGCCGAGGAATGGGACGACAACGAATTGGTGTTCAAGCCTACCGGCGCAGCGGAACCGGAGCCCGAGTTCAAATCGAAGAAGACTGCGGGTCGACCAACGATGGCGGAACTTGCTGAACGACTCGGGTAGTTTCACATAAAAAGTGAAATACAAGAACAACTTGCAAGTTTAACGTGACTCGGGGTATGGCTAGGGCAACGTGACAAACAAGGTGTCCAATGCCCGTTCTTCCCTCTGCTGCAGATCGGTTGCTTGAAGCGCGGATTGCGCTCCACGCCCTGCTGACCGGGCAACAGGAAGCCGAGGTGCGTGACAGCAATGGCGAAAGCGTGCGGTTCACCTCCGCCAATGCCTCGCGCCTGCGTGAGTACATCGCCCAGCTTGAAGGTGAGGTTGCCGGCCTGAACCCGATCAAACAACGGGCTCCGTTGAGGCCCATCTGGTCATGAGCGCGTCGTTCAACGATCTGCTGAGCACTGAAGTCTCCCAGGTGCCCGCGCAGGCGCGTCCGCCCGGCGTCTCCGCGTCGGGCGGCGTGGCCTATGACGCCGCCAGTCAGATCGATCAGCTCGCAACCTGGTACACGCCGATCCGATCTGCAGACGCAGACATTTTGCCCAACAAGGCCGTGATCGACGGTCGCGCCCGCGACATGACGAACAACGACGCCTACGTCGCTGGCGGTGCCACGCTGCACAAAGACGCGATGGTTGGCGCCCAATATCGCCTGAATGCGAAGCCCATGACCAAAGTGCTCTGGGGCGCGGATGACGAAACCTGGGAAGAGGAATTTCAGGAGGAAGTCGAGACGAAGTTCACGTTGTGGGCCGAGTCCGATCGCCACTGGTCCGACTCCCAGCGGCGTCTGAACTTCACGGATCAGATCCGGCTCGCCGTGGGGGTGCACGTCACTGGTGGCGAATTCCTCGCCATCGCCGACTGGCAGGACGATGGCCGTCCTTATGCGTCGTCCCTCTTGGCCATCGATGCCGACCGCCTCAGCACGCCGAATGACCGCGTGCTCGACATGAATCTTCGGATCCGGGATGGCGTGGAGTTCAATCGCCGCGGACAGCCGATCGCCTATCACATCCGAAACGAGCACCCGAGCGACTATTACAGCGGCTTCAACCACATGCTCGAAGTCTTCAAGTGGACCCGGGTGCGCCGGGAGACCCGCTGGGGCCGCCAGAACGTGCTGCATATCTACGACATGCTGCGGCCGGATCAGTCCCGCGGCATTGCAGCCATGGTCACGGCGCTCACTGAGATGCGCATGCTCAAGCATTTCCGGAAGACGGAACTGCAGCGCGCAGTGATTGCCGCGACCTATGCGGCGTCGATCGAGACCGACCTGCCAACCGATGCCGCTTATGCAATGGGTACGATGGACAGCGCAGGCGAAAACTATTCGGAATTCGCCCAGCAATACATGGCGATGATGAGCGGGTATTTCGAAAACGCCCGCACGATCCGCATGGATGGCGCAAAGATCCCGGTCTTTGTCCCGAACACCAAGCTGAGAATTCAGAACCCGGGTGCCGCATCGCCGGCTGGTGACAAATTCGAGGCGTCGATGCTGCGTTATATCGCGGCAAGCCTCGGGGTTTCCTACGAGCAGCTTTCCCGCGATTACAGCAACACCAACTATTCCTCGGCGCGCGCCTCCATTGGCGAAGCACTCCGCGGCATGCTTCCGAAAAAAAGAATGGTTGCCGATCGCACCGCCAATTTCATCTATCGCCTATGGCTTGAAGAGGCGGTCAATTACAACCGGCTCGAAACGCTGAAGCGCCCCAATATTCCTTCCTTCTATGAGGGATTGAACACAGAGGCCTACATGAATGCTGAATGGGTTGGCGCGGGGCAAGGGCAGATTGATCCCCTGAAAGAAACTCAGGCGGCAATGCTGAAAGTGCAGAACGGCTTCTCGACACTGGAGCATGAAACCGCCCGAATGAACGGTGGTGATTGGCGTTCTGTGTCTCGCCAACGCGCCCGCGAGCAGCGCTTGCTGAGGGATCAGTACAAGGTCGGTTCGGTTTACGACAACCAGAACAGCGATATGACCAATGCGCTCTCCGGCAATAAAGGAGAAGCGGATGCCGCTTGATTTCAATCCCGTGCTGATGTCACGATTTCAGGATCAGGTTGCGCTTGTTTCCGAAAGCCGCGTTGGCTGGTTCGAAGGCTGCCTCGTTGGCCTCAACGAGCGCATGGATGAGATCGAGACCGCTGACATGCAGGTTTCTGCGTCCGATGATTTCTGGTCTTTCGAGCCGGATTCCTTTCTCGCATATCTGCGACCCTACAAAGTCAAAAATGGCATTCTACAGGTTCCCGTCAGAGGGGTTCTGCTCAACAATTTCCCTTATGCTTACGGTTCCTGGGCAACCGGCTACGAATACATCCGCGAGGCAATCAGGCGCGGCCTAGCCGATCCTGATGTAATGGGCATTGTGCTTATCATCGATTCCGGTGGCGGCATGGTCTCGGGAAACTGGGATCTGGTGGACTTCATTTCCGATGCCCGCGCCATCAAGCCCATCCGCGCCATTGCTGCTGAGCACGCCTATTCCGCGGCCTACAATATTGCCGCAGCGACGAGTCATATCACTGTCGCCCGAACGGGTGGCGTGGGCTCAATCGGCGTCGTGATCGTGCACATGGAAATGTCCAAGCTGCTCGATGAGCGCGGCATTACCGTCAACATCATCCGCTCCAAGCCCGGAAAGATGGAGGGCAATTCGTTCGAAGCGCTTTCCGAAGACGCTCGCAAGCGTTTCCAAGAAGGCGTGGATGAATCTCACAAAGAATTCGTCGCCATGGTGGCGAAGAATCGAGGCCTTTCGGAAGAGGCAGTGGACGCGACAAACGCCCTGACCTTCCGCGCCTCGCAGGCGATCGACAACGGACTTGCTGACCAAATTGGCAACTTTGACGACGCAATCACGGCCTTCGTGGCCAGTTTCAACCACAAGGAGGATGAATCCATGGCCAATGTCTCCGAGGCCAAACATACCGACGAGCAGCTTTCGACGGCTGTTTCTGATGCGACAAAAGCTGCGAAGGCGGAAGGCGTGAGCGAAGGTGCTTCGGCCGAGCGCACGCGGATCACCTCGATCCTCGGTTCGGCCGAAGCCAAGACCCGTCCGGCCGGCGCCCTGATGATGGTCAACCTCGGTATCGCTGCTGATGCCGCGGTGGCCGAACTAGCCAAGCTGCCGGAAGAAAAACCCGCAGCTCAAACCCCCGAGACTCCGGCCGCCGGCGCCGGGGCACCGGCCGGGATGCTGCAATCGGCCATGGCGGGCGAAGGCGCGCACGGCGTGCAGCCGGATGGCGCGGGCGGCGACGGCAACCAACAGAAATCTCAGGCGGACCAGGATCGCGATCTGATCGCGGCTTACGGCCTCGCCGGCTTCAAGGGCAAGGAGTGACCCGATGGCGATCATTACCCCTCCGTATGCTGACCCCGGCCGGGCGGCATTCGAAGAACTCGACACCTACACGATGAACTTCCTGCTGGCTGGTTCGCATCCTGAGCTGAAACCGGCGATGGGTTTCCCCATGCCGAACAGCGCATCCTACGAGCAGTTTTCTGTTCTGGGGCTGAATGCCGCAGGCAAACTTGTCATGGCCACCGAAGGTTCCGACGCGGCCGCAGCAACCGGCACGCTGACTTTCAGCGGCACGGGTACGGCCAACGACACCGTGACCATCGGCGGCACCGTCTACACCCTCGTGGCTGCTGCTGACGCGGAATACGAGGTGACCATTGGCGCTTCTGCAGCCGCGACTGCCGCCAACTTCGCCGCCGTGGTGAACGGGACCGACCTGAACGAGACGCCCGCCAACCCCGATGTGACAGCTTCGGTGGCGAGCGCCGTGGTGACGCTGACCGCCCGTCAGACCGGCGCTGTCGGCAATTCGATCACGACCACCGAGTCCGGCACCGGCACCTCCTTCGGCGCGGCTGCGATGAGCGGTGGTGCCGATCAAGGCGGCGTGCAGGCAACCTTCGTCCTGGCGCACGCCACGGCACTGGGCGCCAGCGGTACCACCAACGGGCCGTGCTGGTACTCCGGTTGTTTCAACATCGACGCCCTGGTGTGGGACGCCTCGTTCGACACCGACGCCAAGAAGCTCGCCGCATTCCGCGGTGCGCCGACCCCCACCACCATTCTCACCGCCAAGCGCGGCTGACCTCAAGGAGCAGGTAGATGCCCGCAGACAGCCAACATTACGAACTCTGGGACACGAACCGATTCCTCGGCGTGTACCGCGACATGCAGCCGGATCCCCTGTATTGGATGCAGTGGTTCCCGACCGAGATCCGCTCCACCGACGAGTGGATCGATTTCGAAAAGATGCCGATCCGTGGGCGGAAGCTCTCGCCGTTTGTCATGCCGCTTGGCCGCGGTGCTCCCGTCTGGGACGACTCCGGCACGCATTTCCGCTTCAAGCCCGCCTACACCAAGGTGGAAGATCAGATCGATCCGCTGATGCCGCTGGTTCGGCGCGTCGGCATCGACTCGTCCATGTCCCAGATGCCTGTTCCGCTGACCCCGATGCAGCGTCTGACGCTGATCCGGGCAGCAATGGCGCAGGCGCATGTGGACGCGATCCGTCGCCGTTGGAACTGGATGGCATGCACGGCGCTGCGCGACGGCGCTATCACCATCAGTGGTGAGAACTATCCGACCGTGGTGCTGGACTTCAAGCGCGCCGCCGGTCACACGATCACGCTCGGAAGTGGCAACCGCTTCGGCGATTCCGGTGTCTCGATCGTCGACTTCTTTCAGTTGGTGCTGGACACGATGTCCACTGCTGAACACGGTGGCGTGCCGGTGCGGGCGACCATGGGCGGCAGTGTCTGGGCGGTGATCCGCAAGGACACCGAGTTCCTGGAGCACATGGACATCAACATCCGTGGCGCCAACATCACCATCGAGCGCGGTCTCGTTCCCGCCTCGAACGAGCCCTTTCGAGTCGGGACGATGACGGTCGGCGGCGGGTCGGGTCAGGCGATTGAACTTTGGGTGGACAACACCACCTACCTCCACCCGGACACGGGTGTTCCGACTCGCTATATCGGCGCGCATCAGATCCTGTTCACCAGCACCGCAGATGCGATCGCCGGCGTCCGTGCCTTCGGGCGCATCATCGACCGCAAGGCCGACTATGAAGCCCTGCCGATCTTCCCGAAAAACTGGATGACCGAGGGCGACGTGGAAGTCGAGAACATGTCGGCCAAGTCGGCCCCGCTGATGGTGCCGATCAATGCCAATGCCACCCTGCTA